GGCTCTTAAGAGCACAAACGTCCCTGTTCCAGAAGCGTTTGGTAAACACCTGACAAACGAATGGATGACTGGTGACCAAAACAAAATGTCTGGGGTCTTGTCGATCTTTCAGCAAGTAGATCCAGACGGTTCTTATGCCGAAGAGGTTTTCAAAAAGGACCAAATGAACGGCGCTTTGCTGCAATCTGCCAGAGTTAACGGTGTTGCAAAAACTATGTCTTTGATGGCCGACGAGAACTACAAAGCGGAAGTTGAGCAAGCTTATAAGTTTATGACCGGCACTGGCAAAAATACACTTGGACGTACACTAACGGAAGGACTTGAAAGTGACAAAGACAAACTAAACACCGCAGAAACAAACTTTAGAAAAGACCTTGGTCAAGCGTTAGACCAAAAGCTGACAGTTTTCGGAAGCGGGCTGCGTCCAAACGCGGCGTTGATGAAAGAAGTTGAAAGGATGATTCCGTCTGAAATAGCCTTGTTAAAATTAAGTAGTGAAGGCTATTCACAAGACAATCTTGTAGACGCGCTTGTTTCTAGGTTGGCACAGCGTACAGCTCCGTATCAAAACTCTGTAGGTCTTATGCCAGAACCACAAGACCGTGTTTATGTGGGGGACAAACCACCAGGCGCTCTTGGCACTCAGATGCCAGCAGACATTGTCAGGGATGGCCTTGCCTTTAGCGGTATGTACTTTGGGGGCAGTGTACCAGTAGCTTGGGACGGAGATCCTCAGAACACTTTTGAAAACGCCCAAAACAGCGTGGCCGACTTAGGAAACAGGATCTCTGGTAATGAAGGTTTTGTTGATAGTTCAAAGCTTTTCGTCACTTTAGGTAGCAGCGTAAACAGCGGTTATGGCGTGGTGAGACAAGAAAACGGAGCAGAAGTCGTACTACAAGTAACACAAAAGTTTAAAACAGTACCTAGAAGTTTCTCCTATTTAAGCTTTGTCCCCGGCGCTGATCAACTTGCTAATATTCTAGACAGTGAAGTTCTTGACGCACAAGAGTTTTCAATAACTGGAGAATATGACGTAGACAATAGTAACGTCAAAAAACACTTTGGTGAAGAGTTTCAAATAGTTTCGGCAGGCCAGGGCGCATATTTCTTACGAGTGTTGCCACACGCTGTAGGCGTTCCTGATAGTGAAAACAGATATGTTCCATCAGCTTCTTTATTTGAAGCACGTTTGGCTGCACAGGAAATGGAAGAAAGAAAAAAACTAAAGATTGATCGCATGGGAAAAAGCCAATTTGAACTTAACGTAGAAGATGCTTTAAAAGGAGCGCCTTCTTCCTCAACAGTGATGAACACTCTGAACAGTGAAGGGACACCGTAATGGCACAAGATGGTCCTGAAAGCAAAAGCAACACTCCAAGCCTTTATGAACAATTTTCAGAAACTGTGAATCCTGAAGTTCAGAAAATGATGTTAAACGCTGTGTCTGGTGAGACTTATTTCGAGCTGTTTCAAAAAGCTTCAAACAGTATTCTTAAGCGTCTTGGTCTTTTGACACCCACCGCTGGACTAACAAGCGGTGAAAACCAAATAGATCCTATCAAAATCATAGCGGCAAACGGTTCTAAGGATTCTTTTGTTATGAATCAAATCGAGGCCAATGTACAAGAGTCAAACGCGTTCGACAAATATCTACAAACTAAACCACCGACTGATCCTGAAAGTCGTGAGGAACACTTAAGCACCCAGCACCTAGCAATTCTTGAGGCTAACAAAATGTTCGACGCCCTCCTTCAAGAAAACGATTTTAAATTAGAACCATTAAGCATCAACGAACGAGCTGCGTTCACCAATTACATGTTGAGCAAACCAGAAGATCAACGCGCTGTGTTGGCGAAGGGTCTTGTAAACAGGGATCTAGGGACGCTTGGGGGCCTTGATCCAATAGACGCTATCCTTGCGGGCGTTGATCGAGAGACCCAGATGGAAGATCTGGAAGTGCCTGCAAATATAGCAGCAGGCGTTGATGGTGTTATGTCGTCTGATCCTATTCAAAAAGGGTTTGATACTCTATTAAAGTCTGAAGGACCAGACATACATCTTGACCAAAACGGCGCTGTGACACTGCCTTATGGAATCGTGCCTGATAAAAACAGTGTGAAAACCGCTGATGGCACTCCGTTTGATCCTACAGCGGGAAAACACAACGTAGGCAAAGACGATGTATCTGGAATAGACTACTCAAAAGCAACTAAGTTTGGTGTTTCTCGTGAAGATTTTACAACTGACGAAAAGTTTGCTAAGGCTGTTTTTGATAAATTTGCTGCAGCAACAAAGAAAAAATATGGTTCTGGTTTCAAAGATTTAAGTGAAAGCGCCAAACAAGTAGCATACGATTTGTCATGGAACGGAGGAACAAAATTTATTGGTTTTAAAGATGTAAAAGCCATGCTTAAGGAAGCTAGTAAAAAAGACAACGCTGACAAATCAACAGATATATTAATAGGTTTTACTAAAAATTTTGTGTCAAACAATAATTGGATGAGAGGATTATTAAAAAGACGAGTAAAAGCATATAATCTCGTGGCAAAACCTGGCGAAAAAGCAACAATGATAACAACCACTGCGATTATAGAAAACAATAAACGTACAGGAACCAAATACGATATAAAAAAATCAGACGGTTCTGTAATTAAATCTTGGACAAAGCCAGACCCTGACGACGATCTAGGCGATTTGGTAGTTAACTAATGGGTGGTTTACCTTTAGAACTAATAACCATGCTGGGCTCAAGCCTGATGTCTGGCGTCATGACCCTATGGGGCCAAAGTGCTAAAGCTAAACAAGAGGCCTTCCAGCGCTCCATCGATGGACTTGCGGCACAAACGAAAGCTACAGACGTAGCGCGCCGCTATGAGAACAAAGGGTTCCAAGTCACACGTCGTATCATCGCCCTGTCAGCTGTAGGCGCTGTGATCGTATGGCCCAAGGTCGTTCCGGTCTTTTGGCCTGCGATCCCTGTGACCGTAGGATACACAGAGTGGCACCCCGGCTTCTTGTTCTTCTCAGGGCAAGAGGAAACAGTGTGGCGCGCAATGAGCGGATTGATCCTAACGCCGCTAGACACCCACCTCCTTAGTGCCATCATTGGTATGTACTTTGGGGCTTCAATGGTTAAGAACGCGAGGTAATCTGATGAAAAAACCTGGGCTCTATGCAAACATCCACGCAAAGCGTAAGCGCATTGCCGCTGGATCTAAAGAGACTATGCGTAAGGCGGGAGCTAAAGGCGCTCCTACAGCCAAGGACTTTAAGAAGTCTGCTAAAACAGCTAAAAGGAAGTACAAGTAGAAATGGCTGAAGACACGCCTTTTGGACCTACGGTAACTCCAGAACAACAGTTCACGTCGCAGTTCCTTAAGGACCAGTTTGATAGCTTTAACGAACCGCTGTCTAATACTCCTACGACAATGGAAACAGCCGGTGCCATATGGCGACAAGAGACAGTCATTGGTAGCCTGTTTGATATTGGTGTTCGCCAAGAGAAATCTAGTGGCAGCTATTTCTTCGACAAAAGCTTTAATCCTCTAGCGTTTGCAAAAGAAAACGAAGAATCTTATAGAGACGTTTTGCCATTCATCTACAGCGGAGAGTTTAATGATGTGTGGTCTCCAGAACAGTTTGAAGCACGAGCTGAAAGGTATCGTAAAGAACTAGAAGACCGACGCATCATGCAAGAAGGAACAACCGCAGGCATGGTTGTTGGCATGGGCCTGTCCTTAATAGATCTTACGACCTTAGTTCCCGTCTTTGGCCTTGGGTCTAAAGTTACCGCAGCTGGTAGAGCTGTACGAGTAGGGGCTTCTGGTGCTGGTGTAACTGCTGGTCAAGAGGCGGTACTACACAGCCTCAGAGACCAACGGACCATGATGGAGTCCGTATACGGCATAGCAGCTGGTGGTCTCTTTGGTGGCGCTTTGGGCGCTATGTCTGGTGTCCTCAGTAAACAACACGTTCTACACCCAGAGAACCCTAATAATCCGTTCAGCGATAGCGCACCTCCTGATGTTGTCGTAGCGCGTCCTGGAGACGCTAATGGAGACGCTGTATCAATAAGGCAGGTCAAACAGCCTGACGGTACTTTTAAGACAGAGTACTACAAGCTGGGAGACGATCCTCAGAACACAGCGTACTCTGAAGGCCCAAGCACAGCTGGTGCTGCTCAGGTTAAAGCCACAGAGGCACCTAAAGTTCTAAACATAGGACGTGCTGGTCGAGCGTTAGCTAAAGCCATTCCAAAGCTTCGTATGCTTATGTCTCCCATTAGCGGAGTACGAGCCACAATGCAAAAACTATCAGACACAGGGGGCGTTATCCTTGAGTCTATGGGCACTGGTGGTTCCCCAGGAATAACGGCCACTGACATAAAAGCAGCCCTTGAGCTTAGTCACACAGAGTTTGCAATAGGCGTTAAGCAAAAAGCTGGTGACTTGATTGCCAAGATAGGCGGTCCTTCGACCCAAGCTGGACGTACGCTTCAGGAAGCGAAGACCGACGCTCTAAGGTTTGCGGAAGACGCGCGAAAAGTCGTCACGGGCGAACAGCGTCAAAAGATATACATCAAGGACGAAGGCCACTTAGAAGAAGAAGAGATCGCTGCGTTAGTTCGTATGACAGCAATGCGATACGACGATGCTAACCCTATCTCAAAGCTGAATGTAGATAAGCTTGAGACACGGTTTGGTGTCGATAACACTAAGACCATCTTGGCTGCGGCAAAGGACATAGCTGATGATGTACACGCCCAGAACAAAAAGATGGAGAAGTTCCTACGCGACACGCTTGAGGTTCCTGAAGAGCAGCTATTAGGCAAAGACTATGTCATGGCTCACATCTATCTTAGGGACGCTGTGGCTGCTGATCGTGCGGGCTTTGAAGAGATACTGCTTCGTAAGTTTCTGGATGATCCAACGGAAGATTTTCTAAACGACATTGAAGGCTTTGGTGGGGCCATCACGCCTGACGAGTTTGCAGTTCTAGGCAAACAAGACATCACCATCAACGGTGTTGACTACACCACCAAGACAGGACTGGCAGCAAAGGTTGATATTCTTGAGTCTTGGTCTGGAGACGTGTACGAGCGGGCTCTTCTAGAAGCTGAGATAGAACTAGATATTGCCCTTCAGGTCGCTAAGGACTCGAAGAGGGAAGCTGTTTTAACTGCTCGTGACGCTAGGAAAACAGACACCGAGATTAAAAACGGGTCTATTAAGGAAGCTGTGGCTGTTCTGAAAAACCGTCAGAACGATCAGATAACCAAAAAGACCGAGCTTAAAAACGCTAGAGACAAAAAGACAAAGCTTGCTACGGAGATCAAAAGCCTAGAGGAAGAACAGAAAATCCGAATGGGTATCTTCCACGAAACAGGCAAATACAAAAAACGAGCCCAGTCTCAAGTAGCAGAAGCAGAAGGTCTTCTTAAAGAGCTTGAAGACATGGGTGATCAGGCACTGGCTCAAGACGTATCAGCTGCTCGTAACCTGTTGACTGAGGCAGACCTCAGACTTGCAGATCCAGATCAGATTCTTGAAGAAGCTGTTAAAGCGTCTGCATCTAAAAAGGTTTACGGAAGAGTTCTTGATACACTAAGAGAGCGACGGCGGCTAATAGATAAAGAAATAACAAAGAACGAAATTGAGCTTGCCAACTTAAACAAAAAAGCTGGCGACCTGCAACAAGCGGTAGACAACGCTCAGAGCGCTTTAGAAAACCTCAAGGCCAAACGCAAAGCCTTGACCGCCCGTCGTGCAGAGACAACGCGCCAAGCTAATTTAGACAAGACCGCTGCGAAGAAAGCTAAAAAACAAGCAAAAAGAAAAGGTGTGGACACTAGCGGTCGTAAACCTGATAAAGCTGAAACAGTTGAAGAAACACTAAACCGTCTTAAATCAGAAAAGCCTGAAGACCCAAGTAAAAAGGCGCGGATGATCGCACGGGCCAAAGGTAAAGACGCCCCTGTCCACGAGTACGTTAAGCGCCTTGTGTCCGACATTGCGTCAGGCAATCGTCTCCCAGGGTCTATTGACGCCGTAGAGTCCGCCATGAGCAACCGTTTGAAGAAACGTCAGATCACATGGACCAACGACGAGTTGGACGAGTTGTTCGATAGAGGCTTTATGAGCGACGACTTGTTTGGAACAATGGATGTGGCCAACAGAGAGCTGTCGTCACTGATAGGCCTTAAGCAGACTTTTGGAACCACAGATACCATTAAGATCGTGAACGACGCTGTTGAGGCTGTGAACGAAAAGATCAGAGATCCTAACATCAGTGATCGATACAGGCGTCAATTGCAGACACACGCTGATGACGTTAGAGAATCTATGACTGGTATGTTGGACGAGTACATGGGCCGTGCGGGTCCAAAGCCCACAGACAACAACTTAGTAAACACGTTGGCTTGGTCTGCTGATAAACTTAGGAAGTGGGCGTACTCTGTCTATGGTCCAGGGTTTATGATTGGATCTATGACTGACTTTGCCCAGAAGGCTTTGGTCAACGGGTTTCACGCTGACAGCGCTTTGTTGATGCGTAATGCTGCGGACATGTTCAGAGACGTAAGCAAGTCTGAGTTAAGAACCATTGTGGCCCACTTAGAAAACATGATGCAGAACAACAGAGCGCTTGCTTTAGCTAACATTGAACAAGAGCGTCTTCCGGGTGCTTTAGGACAACAAGGAAGCCGTACCTACGCTGCTACTAATCTAGTGTCACGAGCAGCTAACAGTCTTTCAAACAGTGTGTCCATCTGGTCTGGTATGCAGTGGTGGAACACACGCGGCAAGCTAACAGCGCTAAACGCCATGCAACACCACTTGGTCAAAGACATAGGTGACTACGAGGCTGTATTGGCAAAGGCTACTGCCGGAGACCTGAAGGCACAAAAGCTTATTGCCAAGTACGCAAGTTTTGACTTAGGCCGTGAGAACATGGCTCTCATCAAGAAGATGATAGACAAGTACCCACCTGTGAACAACAAGGGTGTGTTCGAACTAGATTGGCATCGTTGGCACCAATCGGGACCAGAAGGCGATGAGGCCGTAAAGAGCCTTATAGCCGCTATGATGCGTAATGCTAACCAGGCGATTACGACTCCGGGCCTTGGCGAGAAACCTTTGTTCATGAGTAACCCTGTGTTCAAGACCATCTTCCAGTTCCAGACCTTTGGGTTCGTTTCGGTCCCTAAGACCATATTGCCTGCCATACAGCGCGGAATGAACTACAAAGACGCAGAGCTTCTTCTGTACATGGGCTATGTGTCTGCCCTTGGAAGCATGGTTCTTGTTGCCAAGGATCTCATTAGAGACGGTGAGGTCAAAGAGAGGACAGCAACTGAATGGGCCTACGACATTACTGACCGTGCAGGTCTTACAAACTACCTGAGCCAACCAACAGCAGCTGTGTGGGCAACTGTAACCAGTATGGCTGGATACCCAAGCACAATTGGGCGGACGAGCGGCGCTCCTATATCTGGCCTATTAGGTGGCCCTGGCTTTGGAGTAGCAGACAGGCTGGCCACAGGAGTACTAGGAGCTGTCGAAGGGGATATAGACAAGGCTGCTAAAAACCTTCACAAAGTGCTTCCTTATAAACAAATGTTTGACGTTATGAAACAAATAGGAGAGGAGTAGAACTAATGCCATACGCAAAAGATAGCTACACGGGCGACGGTTCTACGACGGACTTTGTCATCTCGTTCCCTTACATCGAAGCGTCTCATGTGGTCGTTAAGGTCGATGGTATCACTAAGATAAACCCAGACGACTACACGTTTACCACAGACCCTCAGAAGATCAGGTTCTCTACAGCCCCAGCTAGTAGTGCCATTGTTCTTCTAGTTAGGTCTACGTCTCAAACAGCACGTCTTGTGGACTATCAGAGCGGTGCGGTTCTCAGTGAAGAGATCTTAGACAACGACAGCCTGCAAGCGTTCTATTTGACACAGGAAGTGTGGGACATAGCAGAGGAAGGATCTATTGCTGTTGGAACCACGACAACAAGCGCAGCTGGTGGTAACGCTTCTGTTGTTAACGCTGGTACTGCTGCAAACGCTATCCTGAACTTCACGATACCTCGTGGGCCTACAGGGCCTACTGGACCTACTGGTCCTCAAGGCCCATCAGGTGGTATCGACGGCGCTGATGGTGCTGACGGCGCTGACGGTGCAGATGGCATCTTTTCGGCTATTGCATCACAAGCTGAAGCAGAGGCAGGAACAGACAACACTAAAGGCATGACGCCCCTACGAGTTAAGCAGGCAAATACAGTTGTTGGTTCAGTAATAGAAGAACTACATTCTCTTTGTAATACTACCAGCCTAAAAGGTAGAGCTACCATTGAGGTCGTAACAGCAGTGCAAAACTTAACAACCACATATGCAGATGTTTCTGGTTCTAAAGTCTCAGCCTACACTTGTCCAGCAGGAACATCAGAAATAGTTTACGAGCTTAATCTTCTATTGGCGGGCATTGATGCAACACCAATGACTCACTGGAGACTATATTATTCGACTGATGGTTCTTCCTTTACTGAAGTAACTAAAGCTAAAACAAACTGTTCGGCAGGCACATTTGGCGCTGACAAAATTAATTTACGTTGGGTCTTTAAAGTTAATGCAGCCTCTGACGACAGCACAGTAGGACAATTTTCAGCAGCTACACCACAACTTTGGTTTAAGTGGCAATCCAGAAACTATGCTACGGCTTATGAAGGTAAACTACATGAAACCCTATACTTTGATGCTGCGGTTTCAAGTCAGTTTTCTCTTCCGTCAGTTTCTGTAAAAGCTATAGCTTAAGGACAAAAACAAATGGCATATGCTAAAGACACCTACACAGCAACAGGATCTACGGACCTCTTTGACGTTTCGTTTTCCTATTTGTCTCAAAGCCACGTCAAAGTTTATGTTGACGATTTTCTTGATGAATCAGTTGTCTGGATAAACGACAGCCGCATCCAGCTTTCCTCTGTGCCAACTGCTGGAGCTTTTGTTTCTATTGAGCGACACACGTCGCCCGGACAGCGTCTTATTGACTATCAGACTGGTGGTATCTTAAGCGAAGAGACTCTTGATACAGACAGCTTACAAGCGTTCTATCTGGCCCAAGAGTCTTTGGACAATGTTGTTGATAGGATAACTTCAGCTACGGTTGACACGTTCTCAGCTGATGGCAGCACCATATCTTTTGGTCTAAGCACAACACCTATCAGCGCAGAGAACACGAACGTCTTTGTGAGCGGTGTGTACCAACAGAAAAGCAAATACGCAATCAACGGACAGACCATTACGTTCGATGAGTACCCACCGTCTGGTACTAATAACATACAGGTCATGGCGTACTACAACGCTCCAGGAACGTCGTCTATTGATACGTTCTCAGCTGACGGAAACACGACAGTCTTCACACTGACATCGACACCTACGTCTAAAACCTTAACTAATATCTTCGTTAATGGCGTCTATCAGAACAAAGACACCTATGAGATTTCAGGAACTACGCTGACGTTTGATAGCGACCCACCGCCTGGTACTGATAATGTTGAAGCTGTTGTTCATACAATATCAATAGCCTCTACAGGTGCTTTTGGACCTACTGGTGCTACTGGTGCTACTGGCCCTGCTGGTCCTACAGGCCCTGCGGGTTCTACTGGCCCTGCTGGTCCTACAGGCCCTACTGGACCTACAGGTTCTACAGGCCCAACAGGCTCTGCTGGTGCAGCTGCTACGATTGCTGTGGGTTCTACAACTACGGGAACAGCTGGGTCAGCGGCTTCTGTAACAAACAGTGGTTCGTCGTCGGCTGCTGTTTTTAACTTTACGATTCCACAAGGCGACACAGGCGCTACTGGTCCTACAGGCCCTGCTGGTGCTGCTGGTGCTGTAGAGCCGTTGTCTACGAGAACTCAATTAAAAGCTCTACCAACAACCAATGGTGCTTTGTTTGATGGTTCTTGGTGGGCATACGATGCAAGTGTAACTAACGCAGTTTATTCTGTAGACACAACCGAAGCTATCCTTGTATCTCCTACAGGCTCAGGCGACGGAGCTTGGGTCAGACAGTTTGATGACGGTAGACTTAACATCCGTTGGTTTGGTGCAGTAGGTGACGGCACTACTAACGATGCCCCAGCTATTCAGGCTGCTGTGGCTATGGCGTCAGGTACAGGCGGTAACGTATCCTACGGCAGAACAATTTACATTCCTAATACCTACAACGGAACTACTGAAGGAACTCGTTGGTTTAAGTGCAATACGCACATTGCATTTGCTAATTTAAATAACATAGTTTTCGTAGGTGATGGCCCTCAGTTATCTAAACTAAAGTTTGAAGACAGTTACGGACTGAAGGTTACAAGCAGCACTACAGGCCAGAATAGCAGACTTCAGTTCAAAGGCTTTACTCTTGAAGGTAACTCCGACGACAGCAGTAGCGCAGCTAAATGGGCAGGTATTCTTCTCGAAGCCTGTTCTAACTGCGTATTCGAAGACATTCTAATCAACAGGTTCGTAGATGGTATTGTTATTGACGCTGACCCATCAGGCACTTCAGGCACAGGTTCGATTAACAATAAGTTCTTAAGAGTTTTTGTTCTTCAGGCTGATTTCCCTAACCCAGTTAATGACTACCCTAGATATGGTGTTCGGTTTACAAACACGCAAGGCACTTCCTTCAAACCTCAGCTTATGCAGTTCAAAGACTGTACTATTTACAGTTCCATCCTCGTAGACACAGAACCTGCAACAGGCAATGGAAGTAACCTTTCTTTTGTGATTGACGACTTCTCAGGTCTAACTCAAGCATCAGGCATTAAAGTCTTTGTTAAGGACTCAGATGGTAACTGGGGAAAAAGAACAATAGGCACAGGCTCAACTCAGTACAAATTGTACGACTACACTTCAGGCAGCAGAGGCGATGAAATTACAACAGCTATGGATGCCAAAGATGCAGGCAACCCTATGCCTAACTCAAACGGAGCTTCCATTACTAAAGCTGAGGTAGTCTTTGTTACCGCTCCCCCAGCTTTGTCTAACAACGTGTTTATTATTCACTCAGACCCAAGAGGTTCTCAAGCTATCCGCATAGACGAAGGATCAGCTAATTCCTTTGATGTCAGCATAGGTGGTTATCTAACAGGTGTTTGGTTTGATGGTGGTGCCAGTAACAATCTAATTGACGAAAATGAATTTACTTTTCAGTACGTCCAATTGACAGACACAGTAGTAGACAGACGCTCAACCATAAGCACATTTGGTCCTACTACAATTACAGTTAATGATTTTGCTGAGTCCCATGTAGATCAGTACGTCCACCCGAGTAGGCCAATGACTGATTGTATCATTGACAAGCATGGGCCAACCAGAAGAATCTCAGACAAACTAACATCAGATGTAGTTCTTACAGCAAGCTACCAAGACATTCTTACTTGGGACGTACCTAACAGAAGGCATGGTACACACAGACACGTTGAGGCTTCAATCTTTATTACAGCCATTGAGACTTCAACCACAAGAGTTTCTGCTGACGTAAAGCTAGAGTATTCCGACGACAACGGAGCTAACTACTCAGCCCTACAGACTAGAAGACTTGAGTCAGATGTCACAGGAGCTACAGGTAACAAAGACCACTTAAGCACTTACTTAAGCACCTACCACGATGTTTCTGTGTACAACCCAAAAGAACAAAAGACCCTCAAGTACAGAGTGCAAGCTAAACTTGTTTCAGGCGACACAGTAACAGCTGAAGGCTCAAACACTTCGTACCAAAACACAGGTACAGTCACGATTGTAAACCCCTAAGTCTAAAGGACATAAAACCATGACATTCTCAGGAGTCTTCGGAACTCAAGTCACTTCCGAAATGATCGAACAAACACTAACGGATAAAAACCTAGAAGGCACTAGTAACCTAAACATTCGTCACAGTTCTGCAAGCAACAGCCTAGGCATTGGCACAGACGCGCTTGAGGACTCGACTGCTGTCTCCGCAACGGCAATCGGAGTGTCGGCTCTCAAGGAATTGACCACAGGCGCTCGCAATACGGCAGTCGGCAACCAAGCAATGCGAGACAATACATTTTCAGCCAACTCGACGGCGGTGGGTTATAATGCCCTTGCGCTCAGTAATGGCGCGCAAAATCAAGCCTTTGGCGCGTTTAGTTTAGATGCCAACACAACTGGAATTTATAACACGGCCTATGGCTATGCAGCCCTTGGAGCCAACGTCTCAGG